GAGTGGGTACGCCAGATCCCAATCTTGGACAACTCCGAAGAAGATGAGTTCGGTTCCTACGGTGACGCGTAGGCGTCGGCCGGGGATGATCTGGCCGGCGTAGGGGTATGTCGTGGTCGGTGGTGCGGGGATTGTCGGGTCGAACTCTGCCAACTCGTTATCGAGCACGACGACACACGTTCCCGCGTTGTATCGGCCGAGGGCTTGGTTCTTGCCTCGGGTGATTGAGGTTGAATAGGCGCGGTCTGTGACGTCAACGAACACGACTCCGCCGAGGAGGTACGTCGTACCGTTGAGGACTCCTTTTGTGGCGTCGTTGAGTGTGAAGTTGAGCAGAGTCGACGAGGTGTTGAACTCGATCTCGACAATCGCGGGGGCGATGTTTGACATTTAGGCCGCCTGAAAGACGGGTCCGGCGGTCCGCTCGTATTGTTTGATCGCGTCGACTACTTGACGGCCAATTTCTCGAGGATCTCCGACGCCCGCTTGGACGGTGATTGAGTAGGTGTTGCCCATGTTTCCGAGACGGTTGAGAGGGATCACGGCTTCGGGTCCCGCTTCGCCGATCATGGCCAGAGTCGCGCCGCCGGTGACGATGCCGCCGTTGGCTAGGTGTGGAATGTTGGGGATGTCAATCTTCCCGAAGAGGAGACGACCGGCGGGTCCGAGGGCTAGGTTCGCGATTGCGTCGATCGCAAGGTTCACGCCGTCGATCATGCCGTTTCCGATTGACTTGCCGAGTGACAAGCCCAACTCGAGGAACTTTGAGCCAAGTTTCCCGGCTAGGTCTGGGATGATTTTGATGATTTCTAGGGCCATGAGGCCGAGTCCTTTGATGACTTCAGGCGCTATCTGGATTACCCAACCGGTTAGGGCGCTGGCGAGTTTGACGGCGGTTTCTACGAGTCCCGGCACGACCACGGTGATGATGTAGAACGACATCGCGCCTAGGAACTTTCCAAGGTTTTTGAGAAGGTCGGGGATTCTTGGTTCAATCCAGTCGATGAGCGCGGAGCCGAGTTCGATGAGTTTGTCGCGCAATGCCGGGACTCCGACTTCGATGAGATATTTGGCGGCTTCGGCGAGGAAGTCTCCGAGTGCTTTGAGCATTGGCATAATCCGAGGACCAATCCATGCCACGAGCGCGGCCCCGACTTTTGAGAGTGCGTCGGAGATGGCGGGGAGCGCGACGGTCTGGACGTACTTCACGGCGTTATCGAACGCGCCGCCGATGGCGTTTGAGACGCCATCTTTCTCGATGGTGTCACCGAAGCCGCCAACGAAGTCGGAGAACGCTTTGAACGCGGGGAGAATCTTGTCTGAGACAATGTCGACGAGGACGGTGAACGCGGGGATGAGCGCGGTTCCGATTTCGGTTTTGACGTTGGCGAACTCGGCTTGGAGGATTTTTTGTTTGTTGGCGAGTGAGTCCGATGTTCGCTCGAAGTCTCCTTGCGCCGCGCCTGTCTGTTCGAAGATGGCCGCTTGAGCGGCGAGGACCTTTTGTTGAGGTGTGAGGGCGTCTTTGGTTGTTTTGACGATGCCGAGTTCGAGGGCCTTTTGGCGGAGTGTGGCGTCGTCCAGGAGGACTCCGAACTTGCGGAGAGGTTCGGCTTCGCCTCGAAGGGCTGATCCGATGGCGTCGATGGCTTGTTGGGGTGTCGTGTTGTTGAACGAGGCAAGGTCTCCGGCGAGTGACAAGAACTCGGTCGAGAATCCCGAGAGATCCTTTCCGGTGAGTCCGGCAGATTTTCCGAATGTGGCGAACGTGGCGGCACCGTCGAGAGCGGCTTGTTTTGTGAGGCCAAGAGAGCGGGCGGCACCGTCGGCGAACTTTTCAATCTCGTCCGCCGTGTCTCCGAATAAGACGCCGACTTTCGAGAGGGTTTCGCCAAGGTCGGCGGCGTCTTGGATGGCTGAGAACGCGAGAGCTCCTGCGCCGGCGATGGCGGCGGCTGAGGCGAGCGCTACCTTTTCGATTCCTCCGAAGGATTTTTTGAAGAGGTCATCGGTCTCGTCGAGGGCCTTACGAAGTGGGGCGGCGTTGCCGGAGATGACGATGTTGATCGCTTTAGCCATGGCGCGATTCTACTCTAGGTCGTTCTTCTTGATGATCTCGTTGATTCGTTGTTCGTAGAGTTTGGACACTTCGCCGCGCCGACCGTCGAGGACTTCGTAGACGAATGGATTGGGTGCAATGTTTCGCGCTGGCCATCCGAAGTGGATCGGGCCGGCATAGAGAAGCGAAGCGGACCCGAGACGGACGCGTCCTTGGCGTTGTAGTGGTGCTGATTTGATGCTCGCCAAGAGTGCGCCAGATTGGACCGGGACGAGTGGCGTCGCGGCGTCGACGATGATTTGTCCGGCTTGACGGTGAGTTTCTTTCATGTCGTCGCGGGATTCTTTTGAGACGTCTTTGAGGGCCTTTTGAACTTGACGGAGACCGTCGATTTCAATCTTGCCTCCACGATCTCCAAGGACCCCGGCGCGATAATCGGCGGCGGCTTGTTTCTGATACTTGTTGAGCGCCATTTCTTTATCTCTTTTGGTTTTGTTCTTTGAGGACGTCGACGAGGTTGTTGAGCGTGTCAATATCTTCCTCGAGGAGTGCCTTCGGTGGGATACCGGTGGCGACTGCTAGTTGGCAGATGAAGCGGTTGAACTCTCTGGGGTTTCTTTTGGGTCGTCTGCCAACTCGATCATCGGGATAGAGGCGAGTGATTGGATGAACGCTTCGCGCCATGCGGCGACGGGGATTCCCGCTTGTCGTTCGGCGATGAACGCGAGGAGGTTCATGTTCCCGGCGTCCATTTCTGAGATGTTTTGGATTGTCCGAAACCAAGACGAGCCAGACATTTTTTCCCATTGGTCGATGATCCACGGAGTCACGGGATATGTCCCGGTCGTTCCGTCTGTGTGCGTGACGGTGATTTTCGTGTTCGGGATCATGAATTAGACGCTCGCGATGGCGAGGGTGCCTCCTGTGAATACGGCTTGGGTGGTTGCAATCGAGCCCAAGGATCCGTCGATACTGTTGAACGTCTCGAGATAAGCACCGGTCACGGTGTATCGCCTGTTCGTCGCTGAGACGGCACCGGCGGCGGGAATGAGGACGAGAGTGGTTGTTGATCCGACGAGTGCTTCGAGAGTGGCGGTCGTGTTTGCGGCCGCTTGGTCGAGTTGGACTTCGATTGTGACCGTGAGGTTGATGAGACCGGCGGCGAATTTTCGGGCGGTGTCGGCCTGTGTTGTGACGTCCTGAGATTCTTTTGAATTTACTAGAACGGCGCTGACTATTTTTGAGTCGAGGACCACGGAGTTCACCGTGACCTGAGTCATTGGGATGTATTGGGCCATGATTACTCCTTGGGCTCTGAGACGGTCTTGGTGACCGTCTTGGTTGATTCTAGATGACCGCTAGAGATTAGCGCGTCAATGTTGACGCCCGCCTCTAGAAGTTGGTCCTCTGAGATTTTGTCGCCGGGTTCGCCGAGCGTGATTGGGTGAATGATCTTGTAGTCCATTGGGTTCTGCTTTCTATCCGTAGAGTTCGACTTCGTATTGGTACGCGAAGAATGTTACGCCCGAAACTTCGAGTGTAATCGGTGCGGCACGAACGACGCGGAGAGTTGCGACCGCTCCGCCGAGAGTGAGGTTCGTGGTGAGTGCGGCTTTGATACTTCCCGCGCCAGTACCGGCGAGGAATCCGTCGAGTCTGTCTTGTGCTCCTCTTTCGTTCATGCGCGACACGATGATGATGATGTCCACGTTGGCGAGGTCGAGGCCGCGGTTCTGGGCTTCGTCGAATGTGAGAGTCAAGTTTCCAACTACGGCGCAAGGTGTGGGGACTTGGTCGGGGACGTAGTCGAACACGCGGGGAATGACCGAGACGATCGCGGCTTTCAAGCCGGCTCGAACGGTCGAGACGATCACGCGAAGAACTCGCGACGGTATGCGCGGACGATTGCTTGGATGTCTCGACCGAGTGGCGACATCCGAATCGCTCCGAGTTCTGAGAGCCCAAGGACTCCGCCGATTGAGTCTTTTCGCTTGTAGTAGTCCGCTGAGAGGATGAGAGTGGCTTGTTCGATGTCGTTCGGTACGGCGGGCCATCCCCATTTGGCGGTGACTTCGACTTGTGGGCGATAGTTCACCGGCAGAGATAGCGCGGTTCCGCCGACGATGGTGAGGTAGTTGATTGGGCGGCCTTTGGCGAGTGCCGTCGTTGGTTCGACGATGTAGTCCGTGTTGATGGTGAACGTCGTTTGATAGACGCCGACCGAGTTCGGATCGGTTTTCAAGATGAGTCCGGTGAGGCTTGAGATGTCGTCGGTGATGACGCGCATATTTCCAACGGGCCGAAAGGTTCGGGCGGTGGCGCTGGCGTCGGCGTAAAAATGACGATTTGCGATTTGGTCAATCGAGCGCGAGGACGCTTCGATGATGTCCTCGAGCATTGTGTCCTCGACGGAGTCGTCGATTTTGAGGTACGCCTTCAACGTGGCGAGAGTGGTGTAGCCGTTTGTAATCGCCATTTATTTTCTGCCCGTCTTAGGAGGTTTTGCGGGATAGGCGGGCTTTGGTGCTGGCGTCGGTTTTGTGGGCTTAGACGGCTTCATGGGATGTCCTGACGCGATTGGTGAGGTGCTCTCCGACTTAGACGGCACATCCACGGCGGGGAAAGTGACCGTCGGGCGTCCAAGTCGGAGGAGCTCTTGTTGTACTTGCCGCGCCCGATCTGTTAGTCCTCGACGGATGTATCCGACGAGTTCGAGTTCTAAGGCTTGGAGTGTTGCTTCATTGTTCATGATGCCATCCTAAGACTTGGTCGATGTGCTCGACCAAGTTCTAGGCGGGTGATGTCTAGTAGTTGGCGACGATCATTCCGGTGCCGGTGATGGCCGAGAATGCTTTTGGATACTTGCCGGCGGTGTAGGCCGAGAAGCCGAACACGACGGTCCGAATCGCGATGTTTCCGTCTGGTTGTTCGAAGCGCACGAATAGTGGGGTTCCTGAGTTGTCCTCGAAGATGTAGGACTCGTCGAAGTTTCCAACGATGACCGCGGTCTCGTTAGTTCCTGCTCCGAGGTTCGTCGGCATATTCGCATCCAGAACAACGGGGATTCCGAGAATCTGGAATCCACCGAGGTCGTATCCGGGACGTTGGAATGTTCCGGGTGCGTTGAATGGGTTTCCGAGGTTGCTTGTGAACTGTGGACGGTTCGAGCCGTCGAGCGCCTTGAGAATGACCGAAGCGAATGACGGATGCATGACGATGTGAGTCGCTGATCCGAAGAAGTTGGTCGAGATGTCGGTGATTGCCGCGACCAATTTCGGAAAGAACTCGGCGTATGTCGGCGTCGCATCGGTGTATGTCGTCGCGTTGATTCCGGTCGTGTTCAAGATTCCGAGGTGTTCGCCAGATGATCCCGAGCCGTTGATCGCGAGACCGTCGACTTTAGTTTGGTATGAACGAACGGCGTCGCCGAGGAGTTGGTTTTCAATTCCCGTTCCACGGAGGACCGCTTGCTTCGAGAGGTCGAACATTGACGCCACGGTGTTCACGTTGACCGTGAGAAGTGTGTCGTCTGGGTTTGACTCTGTCGGAGCGGAGTTCTCTGACGCCTGAACGTATGAGGTGACGCCTGTAGTTAGGCGGCCAATGTTGAGAGTCATACCTTGAGCGGGGAGTGCCGAGTTCACGGAGATGTCAAGAACGGGACGACCGGCACGACGGAGCGTTGCGAATGAATCGACGAGATATTGCGGGACTACGAGACCGGCCATGTTGGTCGTTGATACGTCACGAGTCTCGAGCATTTCGCGCTGATAACGACTAATCCGTTCGCGGGCTTCGTATGATCCACCGAACTCGGCGGCCATCGCGTCGGCGAGGAAGTTATTGGTCGAGCGTTCGTGATAGGTGGCTTCTTCGCTGATTACTCGGGCGGGAGCGGCTGAACGTGTCTCGGTTGTTTTGCCGTCGATCGTGGCGGCGAGTTCTGCCGCTTTGACCTTGCGGATCTCGATGTCGGCGATCTGCTCGATACGCTCGTCGAGTTTTTCGATTTCGAGTTTGAGGGCTTGGATGTTTGCGAGCTCGATGTCTGTGATGTCACGGTTTTCGTCGGCGGCGCGTGTGAGTGTTGAGTCAATGAGGCTCGTCTTTGATGAGCGGTTCTCTTGAAGGTTGGTTAGAAATTGGTTCATAGGGTGTCCTTTGGTTTTGTTGGGACGGGGTGCCTACTTCGTAACCGGTGGAGGTTGCCGCGGTGCGGGGTGCTCGACTCGATTCGGTGGGGTGCCGGATGTTTTGATTCTAGTCGGCGTTGGAGACGCTGGCGAGTATTTCTTGCGCGAGTTCTCGATTGGGTTTTTCTTGTGTCATGCGCTGGATGTTTTCCACGAATGTCCGACCCGGGTCGCCTCCCCACAATGCCCACGCGATTCGACCGGCTGACGGATAGCCATCTTCGTCGGGTCTGAATCCTTGGCCTTGTTTGTCGACTTCGTGACGTGCGAAGAATGACGCCGATCGGTTCACGGTGTCGAGTGATAGCGGACGGCCGTTTGAGATGTCACGGGCGCGGGCGACGCCGACTTCGGTTCCGCCTCGGTTGAACTCTCGACGCCATTCGAGTCCTTGCTTGGCTTCGTCGATCATGCCTTGGGTCGGCTTGTAGGAGATGGCGCGTTCTTGTTTTGAGTAGCGCGGGTGATCTTCGTTGAGTAGGTCGTTGTCGGTGATGTATTTCGGATTCTTTGGTGCTCCGCTACTGGCAAGGAATAGGAACGCGTTGACGCGGGCCATCGCCCATTGAGCGCGGCCGATGCCCGGACGATTGGATGTTGAGTAAGCGCCCGCGCCTCGACGATAAACAGATCGGAGAGAGCCGGCACGAACTCGAGTCCACGAGGGGCGGTCGTCTGTTTCCATTTGGTCGTTGTGGGCGGTGACTTTGTTTTGGATTGCTTTTTCGGTCGCGGCGTTGATTGTAATGTTGCCTGACTTTCCAGATGCCGAGCCGGGTTTGTTCATGCTCGAGCCTTTGATCTGTTCGTCGGGTGATGCTGGCGGGTCGACTCGATGCTCGAGAATGGCGAGGTTTCGATAGCCGTGGGACGCGCCTTTCATGACGGTCCCGTCTGGCATCGTGTGAGTCGGTCCGTCGTAATCGTCCGGGAGGTCGTCGTCGTTGTCACCAACGTCGTCGGAGTCGTCCTCGGCGGCGTAGAGCGCGGCCATCTGGCGCTCGGCTTGGAGTTCGCTTTTGTGGCATCCCATGATTTCATTGTCGTCGTCTTTGACGACGGCGTACCCATTACAAGCCGAGAGTCCGGTCGTGATGGTGTAGGGCATGGGCTAGGAGTTCGGTAGGAGAACGGTGACCGTCTCGGTACCGGTGGAGACGATTCCGTGGAGGGTTTCGCCCGCTGGAACGGTCACGGTGAGAGGTCCGTCGTTCTTTTCGAGTAGGAATCCGGTCGATGTCGAGACGGTCGAAGCGCCGAGATAGACATCTGTTGTACTCGCCGAGTGGATAACGATGTTTCGGTTCACGGTGCTCGACGCCACGAGGAGAGTGGCGGTTGTCGTGACGGATGTTTGTGTTGATCTCATTTTTTTATTTCCTTTAGTAGTTCGACAATGGCGTCGAGGTTGGGCGTGTCTGATTCTTCACGGACGCCGACGACTTGCGCCGCGTGGCCGTATGCGCCGAAAGTTACGAGGGACACTTCGGCGAGGTGTGCGGCGATTCTTTCAACGACTCCGTCCTTGCGTCGGTTGTCCTTCAATGGCTGGAATCCGATCGAGAGTTCCGATAGAGCGCCGTCGCGCACGAGTTCCAAGATGTCGTCTGAGCGGTTGCCTTTTGAGACTCGAAACTCTCCATAGAGGCCGTTTGTGTCCTCGCGGAGAAGTGTGGCGCGGCCGATTGGGAGGGCTTGGGAGTCGTGACCGACTAGGAGCTTGACGCGGTGAGCGTTCGGGATGACACGAGAGAACGCGCCCGCCTTGAACACTTCGACGAGGTTCGCGTTGATTCGTTGTTCCACGTTGTAGGGGACACAGATTCCGCATATTGTTCGGCCGTCTCCGGTTGTTCTGATTTCTAGGTCTACTTCGTAGGCGCGAGTTTCGATCATGTCATTTCCTCCATGTCTGTCGGGGTGTTGTAGGGCTCTCGGTTTTCTAGGTGTCGGACTTCGTCAACGGTGAGGAAGCCAGACTCGAGGGCTACTTTGTGGGCTTGGTATCGGGTGAGTGTGTCGACACGGAGCAGAGAATCGAATGAGAACTCGGCGGTCTGGCCTCGTGGTAGGTAGTCGGTGAATGTTGCCTCGATGCGGGCCGTGAGGGGCGCGAGGGATGTCTTGATGTATTCGATGCCTTGGAGTTCGGTGTTTGTGTAGGTGCGCGAAGTGTTGGGCGCTCCGATGAAGTTGCCGGGGATTCCGACGATGTTGGCGGAGTCGGCGATTGCTTGGTTTCGTGCTTCGACAAGTTGAGAGTCTGACGCGTTGGCGGTCAACGGCTCGACGGTCGTGGTCGAGTTCATGACGGCGGGACGGCGGGAGCGGCCTGAGTAGTGCTCCATCCATTTCAATTTGAGGAGATCGGCTTCGTCCTCGGTGAGATCTGGGTTCGCTGACTTGATGACGTAGGACGGCATCGTTCCGCCGTCGAAGTATCGAGCGGCGTATTCCATGACCGCGACCGCGGCCGCGATGCCTTGGCGTTGGGCGGCGATGATTCCGATTCCGGCGACGTCTCCCGGCATGGAGAAGCCTTTGACATGGAAGATCTCGGAGGCTTGATAGTCGACTTGGTCGATGGTGAACACTTTGTTTCCGTTGGTTTTGTGAATCATGACGCGCTCGGGTGAGACGGGATAGATGGATTCGGGGTAGCCGGACGGTCCGAGTTCGCCGAGGATGGCGACATAGTTTCCGTGAAGGATGAGCGCGGCCACCATTGCCGAGATTGTTTCGACGCGTGTCTCGAGTGGGTTCGGACGCTCGAGGAGGCGCGGAGTTGGTTCGATTCTTTGATGGTGCCGGTAGGCGTAGAGAGGCAAGACGCCGATCGAGTCCGAGATCATTGTTGTCGCCCGCCAGATCGCCGGGACCGACAATGTCGTCTCGGTGTCTACGGGGACGCCGGCGAACGTGTCAAGAGTGGTCCGAGAGATTCGGCCTTGACTGTCGACGTACGCGCCGCGCTTCTCTGTTCGTTTTGTGAGGAGACGGTTGAGCATTTTATGACCTTTCGGCGGCGATGCCGAAGATGACAAGGGCGACGCCGGCGAAGCCGAGACCGAGAGGCGGAGAGACGAGCGTGAGAGCCATGGCGACAATGATAGTCCCTATTGCCTGAAGGATAGTGGGTAGGTGTTGCTTCATTAGAAGATGCGGCTCCTTGAGGTTTCGGTTGGTGATCGGTTCGTCGCGTGATGATAGGCGAGAGTCGCGGCGAAGAGTGGCGTCAAGTCGGCGGCGTCGACGGTCCGGCTCCAGAGATAGCCGCTTGACATTTGTTTCCGCTTCGCTGAGGCAATGGCCGACTCGAGAGACGCGCTAGGCCTGATCCGAATCGCGTCGTCAAGTACGGCGTCGTAGAAGATGCCACAAGCCGCGGTCATATCTCGGAGCGTGTATCGGGTGACCGGTACGCCACCGGTCTCGAGACGGTCGACGAGGCTATTCGCTGGAGAGTATCCGTCGACAACGATGGACCCTTTATGTTCGCGCCAGAGTTTCAATGTGCGATCTACTACCCACGAGACACTCTCACGGTGTTCGATGAGCTCGACGCGCCCGGTCTCATCGGCGACACATATCGAAGCCCATGATCTATCCATCGCGACATCTATCCCGAATGAGAGTCGGCCCGATGGAGTGGTTTTGGCGTCGAGAACTTTGAGGACGTACTTGGCGGGGATTGCGGCATCGTCGAGGACGGTCCATTGGCAGAGATAAGCGCGTCGGAACTCTCCTTCGGTCATGGTGGCGCGGGCGTGTCGGACGACTTTCTCGTCGATTGTGAGACCGAGGGCGGGGATGGTCCGCCGCCAGACTTTCGGGTCGTCAATATCGTCGTCGGCGTCTGCTGAGTATTCAAAGAACGCGACGCCCGTGTCGACGCCCGAGTCGATCATCTGGCGACCTTTCTCGACTTTCCGTTTGAGGTAGAGAGACGCTTGGGTGCCGGCGGTCGAGATAACGATGAGTTGAGCGTCGCGCTTGGTGGCCATCGCCGGGAGAAGTGACGCCTCGCGCCGGTCATCTTCGTCGGCGAACGCTTCGTCGATC